GCGGCTCAAGGACGCCCTGGGCGCGGATCGACTCGACGATGTCGCCGATCTCGACCTTGCCCTTGCGAGGATTGGTGATCGACTCGACGAGGTCCGCCGGGTGGTAGTGGTACAAGACGCCGGTCTCACCCGGCGCTGGCGTGGTGATGGTCACGTAGGTCTCTCCTCTGTGGTGGTGGGGTGGTGACTACTCGTCTTCGTCCTCGGCGCTGGCCTCTCCGGGCCGGTGCCGATCGAGCTTCTTGCCGATCGTCTTCACGCTCGCGCCCTGCGACGCGAGCAGCGCGTGGAGATCGGCCTCGGCGACGGTGATGGTCGTCTTCTTCGCCTTCGGGTCGGCGGCGCGGTCGCACGCCGTCCTCTTCTCAGCGACGATCCGGGCGCACGCCTTGATCCGCTTCTTCGTAGCCTTCTTGGTCACGGACAGCGCCGCGACCTCGGGGCCGTACGCCGCGGAGAGCTCGGCGAAGACGCGCTCTCCGTCCAGCTTGGTCTTCGGCACCTCCCGCTCGCCGTAGACGGTGCCATCGGCAAACGGGATCGGGCGGGCCCGGGCACGTGACATGAGCGCGAGCCGGATCCGCTTCGCGACCGAGTCCCAGCGCTCGAACGCCTCGAACGCCTTGGCCGCGTCCTCGTCGGTTGCCGACGCGATCAGTCCGGTGATCTCCGACTCGATGTTGAGCGGCTCGCGCGCCATGAGGACGATCGCCTTCATGCTCGGCTCGCACGAGGTGAACGACGGGCAGTAGCGGCAGCCCGCGCCCTGCACGTACGTCAGGGGCTCGCAGGCCAGACGACGACGAACCTGCTCGCGGCCCGTGTCGACGAGCGCGGCGAGGCGCAGGGCGGCGAGGTCGAGATCGAGCACGTCGAGGTCGTCGTGCTCGGCACGCGGCGCACCGTCCTCAGGGAGCTTCACGATCCGGATCCGCGCCTTCGAGCGGCCGAAGTGCCGAGCCGCGCACACGGCGCCGAGAAGAAGCTGCAGGTTACCCTTGACGGGCACCGGCAGGAAGCCGCTCTTCCAGTCGTCGACATCGACGCGATCGAGGTCGGGGCGATCGGTGACGCGATCGAGCACGCCGACGATGATGCCGGGGCGCCCCTCGATTGTGCCGTGCGCGTGGCCGGTGCCGTGGAACGTGACCGCGCCCGTGGCGACCTCCAGCGAGAATCCGACCTCGTGGAGATCAGCGGGAGAGAGGTCCAGCGCCGCCAGGTCGAGCGCCTCGCAGCGGGCGCGCGCGGAGGTGGGGACGGCGGGCAGGGCGACACCGCGCGCCTTGTCGAGATCGCCAGCGACATCGGGGTGCCGCAGCAGGTGGGCCACGCTCTCGATGAACGAGTGGATGCCCGTGCCGATGTCGGCGGGGCCGCCCACCTCCGCCTCCTGCTTCACGCGCGGGAGTGCGAGTGAGGCGGGGCAGGTCTCACCGAGCGCCAGCTTCGACCCGCTCGGCGGGATCCACGTCTCTGGGGTGATCATCAGTAGGCCTCGGCTTCCTTGCGTGAAAGGAAGAAATGGATCCCGTGTGAGCACTCGACGCGCGGGTCGGGGTCGTATTTATCGGGCGTTACGGTCTCGCCGATCCGGTAGACGATCTTGAGGTCGTGAAGCGAGATGCCCTCGGTGCCGACGGACAGGGCGACGACAGCCGCCTTGCTCGATCGGCACTTCCGACCTACCAGTGGAGCAACTGCCCTGAGAGCGTCAGGACTCATCGCGTTACCGCCCCCTTCGTCAGCGCGGCTGCCGTGTCCGTGTACCACTGGCGGACCTCGGCGAGCTCGGACTCCGTGAACCGCTTGCCGTCGATCGCCTTCTTGATCAGGGGCAGGACGTACTTGGCGAGGTCGATCGCGGTCTTGCACTTGTCGGCCGCGTCGAGGATCTCCTTGTGCAGGTCGGCCTTGGGGTCGACGACGGGAGCGACGGGCGTGGGGGGCGGGGCCATGGCGGGCACGTCCACGCCGGGGGTGAGCGGATCGGCGGCGGCGGGGACGGGTGCGGCAGGCGCCGCGGCCTTGGCCTCACGCTCGGCGATCTGCGCCGACGATTGGAGCGCGGGCTCTTGTCCCGGGACGTTGGACGGAGCGGCGGGGGCGTCCACTTCCGGGATCTGCGCGTTGATCCACCCGTTCAGCTTCGACAGCTTCACCGCATCGGTGCCGGCGGCGGCAAGGTAGCCGGTCGCGGCTTCGCGACCCTCGGCGGGGAGCCGCTCGATCTTCTCGAGGATGGCCGTGCGGAGCGCCGTGGGGTCTGCGGGCTTGTGCGCCTGCACCGCCGAGTAGAACGACACCCACGACAGCGGCATCTCCTCGGGCAGGTCGTAGCGGTTTTTGGCGTCGTAGGCCGCGGTGCGCGTCGTGTAGATCAGCCGCGCCTTGTCGGTCACGCCGCGGACCCGCTTGGTCTGCGAGTCCTTCCGCGTCGCGTTGCGCCAGTTCGCGAACAGGACCGCGTTCGCGCGCTCCTTGATCAGCGCGCTGGCCTTCTCGTGGAGCTTCGGGATGTAGCGGTCGAAATCCTCGCCCTCCGGATTCTTGAAGGGCTTGATCAACGCGTGCCCGAGCGTGATCACGTTGTAGCCCTTGGCGCGGAGCGTCTCGACCGCGTCGACGAACTGGCGCCAGGGGTTGAGCGCGATCACGTACCCCTTGCCGTACCCGAAGTCCTCGATCGTCTTCATCTGCGCCTGCGCACAGACCTGCGCCCAGATCAGCGCCTCCAGCGCGTCGGCCGTGTCGAGCACGATCGTCTTGAACGGGTGCGGGTCTCGGGCGAGCGAGCCGAGCGCGGTCATGACCTCGGCGAACGTAGTCGGCCGCGTGCGCTCGCCCGCGTCGTCGAACGTCACGCGCGAGGTCGACAGGTTGTCGGTCCCCTGCTCGACGTCGATGAACACCGGATCCGGCGCGTCGCTCGCGAACGTGGACTTTCCGATCCCCTCGGGACCGTAGAGGTGGACCCAGATCGGAGCGGCGCGCTTGCCGGTGCTGAACTTCATCCCTGCCATGTGGTGATCCTCCGTGTGGCGTGTGTCGTGTGAGTGAGCCTGTTAGCAGACTGCTACACGGCAGGTCAACGCCGTTTCTTTTTTATTCGGTCGAATTCTTGTCGCTATAGATGATGCGCGGTGAGTGAGCGCGATCTTTCTCGATGTAGGTGCGCGAGAAACGTTGACGGCTCACGTAGCGGGCTGCTATTGCCGTCGACCCATGACGACACCCGCGACACACCCTCTCGCCAAGGCTCTCGACGCGCTCGGCTGGACGCAGGCCGAACTCGCGCGCCGCTCCGGCGTGGTCCAGCCGACGATCTCCGCGGTGCTCTCTGGTAAGCGCGGTGGGCGGTTCAGCCCCGCTAGCGCAGCGGCCATCCTCGCGGCGGTGCAGAAGTCGGGCGCACCGAGGGCCGCTCGCCTCGACCTCGCCGCCCTGATCTTCCCCCCGAAGTCCAGTCCCGCGTCCAGGTGACGGCCGGACGCGTGGTGGTCGGCGACTGCGTCGGTGCGATGGCCGACATGAAGTCGGCCTCGATCGACGCCATCGTGACGGATCCGCCGTACGAGCTTGGCTTCATGGGCAAGCGTTGGGACGCGAGCGGGATCGCCTACTCGGTGCCGATGTGGCGCGAGGCGCACCGCGTGCTCAAGCCGGGTGGTCACCTGCTCGCGTTCGGTGGCACGCGGACCTATCACCGCATGGCGTGCGCGATCGAGGACTCGGGATTCGAGGTCCGAGACTCGCTGCACTGGATGTACGGATCGGGGTTCCCCAAGTCACTCGACGTGGAGAAGGCGGCGGGCGTGCGCGACGGGTGGGGAACGGCCCTCAAGCCGGGTCATGAGCCGATCGTCGTGGCGCGCCGGCCGCTCGTCGGCACCGTCGCCGACAACGTCCTCGCGTACGGCACCGGGGCGCTAAATGTAGACGGGTGCAGGGTGGGAGAGCATGAGATGTCGGCGGAGGAGTGGCGCGCGAAGGGGCTCGCGCGTACGACCGGCAACACGTACGGCGAGCACCATGGATCGGACACGCCGCTGCCGCCCGGCCGTTGGCCGCCCAACGTGATCTTCTCGCATGACCCCGAATGCGTCGAGGGCGGCGCGTGCGTCGAGGGCTGTCCTGTTGCAGAGTTGGACCGGCAGAGCGGCCCACTCAAGAGCGGAGCCATGGCGGCGGGGACGGTACGCTCCGCCCGCTCCGCCCGCTCCGTCTGCTACGGCGCGATGCCCGACACGGCAACGCTACGGGACATCTCGGCCTCACAGGGCGGCGCCTCCCGGTTCTTCCCCGTCTTCCGCTATGTCGCCAAGCCGAGCCGACGCGAGCGCGACCTCGGGTGCGAGTCACTTCCCGCGCGCGGCGGTGGTGAGGCCACGGAACGTGACGAGGGATCGGAGGGCCTCAACTCGCCGCGTGCGGGCGCAGGACGCAACGGCGGCGCGCGAAACATCCATCCGACGGTGAAACCTATCGCCATGATGCGTTGGCTCTGTCGGCTTGTGACCCCGCCCGGCGGCGTGGTGCTCGACCCGTTCACGGGGAGCGGCACGACGGGAATCGCCGCGTTGCAGGAGGGGTTCCGATTCATCGGGATCGAGCGCGACCCCGAGTACGCCAGGATCGCAGAGCTACGCATCATCGGAGGTACCCACACATGATCGCCGTCCTCGCAGCCATCGCCGTACCCCTCGTCTTCTCACTCTCCGCTGCGGCCGTCGTGCTGTACGAGTCGGAGCACCCGTGCAGCAACCCGAGCTGCCACAACGGCGCGTGGTGGCGCGTCTTCGTCGTCGTGCGCGCCTCCGGTGGCGAGCGCCCCATGGTGCTCGCTCGTCTCGCCACGCCGTTCCGCGTCTGCGGCAGGTGCTTCGCCGACCTCGACCCGCAGACCGCGATCCCCGAGCGCGCGCTGCGCAAGGAGGTGTCGCGCGCGACCCTCAAGGCCCACGGCGAGGTGCCCGACTGGAAGCGCACGCGACTCGACCGTGAGCACGTCCTCGCCGCGTGGCTGCGCCGAGGTGGCAGGTGATCGCCGAGTGCCCCTTCGGATCCGCCTCGTGCGAAGGTTGCTACGACGCGCACTGCGAGGCACGAAGACGCACGGGACCCACCGTACCCAACGACCTTCGACCCCACGACACGGGCGACAACTCTAACAAGGGCGACGCAACACCGCCGGCGGATCCCCCGCCGGCGTCACGCAGGCAGGGCTAGGAGAGAGACACATGGCGCGCAACATGACCGAGGTGCAGGACCCCAACGCGGGGCAGATCGAGAAGCTTTTCGCCAAGTTCGAGAAGTTCGGCGACTTCGTTGAGGGCCACTTCGCGAAGTCCCTCACGCAGAAGGGCGTCGGCACGTGGCCCGACGGCCGCCCGAAGGGCGACCAGGAGGTCTACGAGTTCATCGACGAGGCCGGAGGTCTCCTCTGCGTCGGCGGGT